GAAAAAATTAAATATATAAAACTTGCTTATGAAAAATTAAAAGTTGGTGGTATTTTATTTTTTCAGTTTGTTGTTGGGGAAGAGAATTCTGCATACTCTTATCAAACATCAAGGTTTGAAATTGAAAAAATGCTGAGTAGTGCAGGATTTAAAAACTTAATCTTTACAGATCATATGCATCCTCAGTGGATGTTTGTTAGGTCTACAAAATGACTAAAGCATATCTTTATTCTATCAATCCACTTGATTCTGCTGACGGTAAATGGGATTATGGACTACTAAAGCAAACATTTGATAGAAATAATGTTGAGCAGGTAACTGTAAAGCACATACCAAATGAAGAACGTGCCTTTGTTATTGTTCCTGGTCATGGAAACGCTGGCAAAGAAGATACAATATCTAAAGAGTTACAAAATTTATCCAGGGTAGTTTTATTTATTACTGGTGATGAAGGCGCTTACTTTAATGTAGATAAAATATGTCATCCTAATATTGAGATATGGGTTCAATACCCTCACCAAAAACATAAAAAATATAATAAAGTTTTTATTGGTGCCCCTCAGCACATTAAAGACAATTTGCCTGACTATCCTATTAAAGAATATGATGTTTATTTTGGTGGTCAAATAACTCACCAACGAAGAAAACAACTGGGGGAGGCCATGCCAGGACTTCCAAATAGCCTATACAAGCCCACTCCAGGCTTTGCACAGGGAGATACGCCCAAAGACTACTATGCCACCATGTCCAAGGCTAAGATAAGCCCATGTCCTGCAGGAGCGCAGGTTGTTGATACCTTTAGGTTGTTTGAATCAATAGAAATGTTATGCTTACCAGTAGGAGATCTGGTAGACTCAAAAGGTATTGAAAAAGATTTCTTTGCATATGTTGGAGCAGCAGATATTCCAATAATAAAAACAAATAATTGGCATAATCTAAAAGAGATAGTTCCTAACCTACTTAATGATTATCCTAATAATATGCATAAAGTTGTGTGTTGGTGGATTAAATATAAAAGAGATTTTTCTATAAAGATTATGGAGCAAGTAAATGAATAAGAATGATATAACAATTGTTGTTGCTACCTCTGTTTTACCAAGCCACCCAGATACTGGAATAATTGATGAGACAATTTCTACAATAAGAGTACATTTTCCTAACAATGAGATTATATTACAAATGGATGGTCTACGTGAAGAGCGTTTATCTCGTAAAGCAGATTACGATGAGTACAAAAATAGAATTTTATGGAAATGTTTGCATGAGTGGAACAATGTTCTTCCTATTATATTTGATGAACACTCTCATCAAACTACCATGATGCGTAAAACTATTAACTTGATTAATACAGCAGTCATGCTTTATGTTGAAGGAGATGCACCAATTACTCCAGACTGTGAAATTGATTGGCAAAAATGTTTAGATATGCTCAAATATAAAAAGGCTAACACTATTAGGTTTCACTTTGAGTCTTTTATACCAAAAGAACATAGTCATTTAATGTTTGGACTTGAAAATGGTTTTATGAGAACTGCTCAGTGGAGTCAACGTCCACACCTAAGCACAGTTAAATATTATAAAAATGTTGTCCTTCCTTTTTGTGATGAAAAAACTTTTATCGAAGATAGACTTCATGGCAAGATTCAAGACGATATTTTACCCTATGATAATTTTAATGAAAAAGGCTGGAACAAACACAAACTTTGGATATACCATCCAGAAGGAAATATAAAACGTTCATACCATTTAGATGGACGAGAAGGTACACAAAAATTTACTGAAGACGACAATGCCTGGGGATATAAAGAGTGAGACTTGGTATCATAGCAAGATGCGATAACACTGGCCTTGGAAACCAAACTAAAGAGTTAGTGGATATGCTAAAACCAGACAAAATTCTTTTAATTGATGCAAAATCCTTCAATGAAAGTGAACAAAATTATGATTGGTATGCAGGATACAACTGTTTAATTAGTGATGGTTTTCTTAAAAAAGAAGTAATGTCAGAGTTTTTAAGAGATGTAGATGTTGTTTTAACCTGTGAAACATTTTACAACAACTCATTTATTTCTTTTGCTAGAAAAAGAAACATCAAAACTATTCAACAATACAACTATGAGTTTCTTGAATATATGGTTAACCCAGATGTTGCATTGCCAGATATACTCTTAGCGCCAAGCCAATGGAATATTGATAAGGTCAAATCACTTCTTGGAAATAGTTCAAGGGTTGTATACCTACCACCACCTACAAGTGGAAGCACCTTTAAAGATGTTGCAAAAATAAATATGTCAAAAGACCATAAGAAGATTTTACATATTGCTGGTAAGGTTGCATCAAAAGATAGAAATGGAACTCAGACAGTAATAGACATGCTAAAATATTCTACTGCTGATTATGAACTGGTAATACGGAGCCAGACACCAATAGAAACAACATACACTGATCCAAGACTAACAATAAGTACGCAAAACATAAAAAATAGAGAAGATATGTATGCTGGGTTTGATGCAATGGTATTGCCTAGAAGATATGCTGGACTATGTTTACCGATGAATGAGGCATTGCTAAGTGCCTTACCTGTTTTTATGACCGACATATCACCAAATAACTATATACTTCCAAAACCTTGGCTAATTGAGTCTACTATTGTAGATAGGCTTAGAACTAGATCTGTGCTTGATGTCTATGATGCAGACCCACAACTTCTTGCAAAGTTAGTTGATGACTATATTAATAATTCAAATAAACAAAGCATAAAAAGAAATGCCCTATCTATTGGGAATGAAAACTTTGATCCAGAAAGTATAAAATCACAGTATGTTGAACTATTTAATTCTTTATTTTAATACGGTTAAACTATTGGTGGCAAATGTTTAGACTCTGGAATTATAAAATCTTCTGAAAACTTTTGCTTAACATCTTTTAATGTTAAACAAGTTGCTTTTCTATCTACAATAAATTGTATTTTTGTTTTAAGAGTTTTAATACTGTAGTCTGTATACTTTAAAATATAGTAAGATAGCCATAGATCATCTATAATCCAAAATTCTTCTGGGCAACTAAAGAAAAAGTCATCTAAAAATAAAGAAGAAGAACATGTCAGTCCTCCAGTTCCAGCATAGTTTCCTACTTCATGCTTCTCTAATTTAATCTTTTTCTTGTATATTTTTTCTACTTTATGAGACCAGAAAGATTTAACAGACATATCTTCATATTGATCATGACATTCTTGTATAAAAGTTTCTGGTAGTATTTCGTCATCATCAATAAATATAACACGGTTATACCCTTCTTTGGCAAGATCTTGTGCTACAAGAAATCTTGCAAACTGCTTAAATTCATTAAAATAGTTGTAGACAGATATGTTAAAGTTGCTTCTTGACTTATACTTATTAATTATTTTTAACAGTTTGTCATCATTATTAGAATTATTACAAATATAAAAATCAAAATCAGTGTTTGTTTGATTTATTAAACACTTAATGGTAATTGGAAGATTTTCTAGTCTTACATAGGTGCACATTATTAATGCAGTCTTAGACTTATCTTTAACTATATTATTATATATTATGTTATTCATATCAAATTAAGTATATCATTCAACAAAAAGGCCAGCCCGTTTATAGACTGGCCTTAGTGCAAGATGTTGACTACTTCTTTGGTGCAGCCTTCTTCTTTGGTGCAGCCTTCTTTGCAGGTGCCTTAGCAGCCTTCAGAGCCTTATCTACGGCCTTAGCATCTGGCAATACACCAAACGCCTTGTCATTAGGGTTAATCGCTCTGATTGCGACGGGTGCAATAGCAGCAACAAGTGCTGTCCATAGATCCTTTGGATCTGTTACGCCTGCCATGTATAGTGCAAGGCCTGATGCAAGAACTGATCTTCCGTATGATGCAAGTAGCGCCTTTAGTTGTTCTGTATTCATATTTTTCCTCCTAGGATATTACTCGTGTTATTACTGTAAAGCCAATCCATAGACCAATAATTCCTGCGACTCCCGCAAAAACTGGTGGTGCTGGTACTGGCAATTTGAATGCTGCGAACACGACACCGCATCCAAAACCTGTAATTACTGACATAAAAATTTCTTTCATTATATTTTTTCACTTTCTTCTGGCATTAATTTTTTTAACTCATTGTAAGATTCTAATATCTTTTTCATTGAATGGTAGTGTGGAAATGCTGATCCAACTACTCCGTACTCTTCAAAATATTCCATTTCTGGTTTTACATCATTGATAAATTTTTCTAAGCCACCCTGAACATCTTCAATATATGTAAATGCCCAGTCACGAGAATCTGAAATAAACTTAAGAAAGTTTTCTTTGTGTATGTGGTCTTCTGTTCTATCTTCTTTCTTATCTTGAAGAAGTTTTACATACTCCTCAAGAGCATACTTGTCTATAAATAGTTTAGCCATTGACTTCTTTAAAGAAATTAGTTTAGAAAGGACCACCATGTATGATAAAAAAGCAACAAAAAGTGCAGTAGATAAACAGATAATCACCAAAGAATTCATAGATCTTCCTCATCTTCAGATAAATCAAAAAAATCATCACCAAAAGCATTGCTTAATTCAATAATAGTTTTAACTGTATAGGCAAGACCAACGCTTGCCAATAGAAGAACTATCATTCTTTTTTTCACTTTAAAGCCTCCCTAGTCACCAACACTATAGCACCTTCCTGCTCTAATGCATTCTTCAGTTGAAGAACATACTGCAATGCTGCAATTTTGTCGTCATGTACCATTGTAGCAAACTTGTACTCATTAAGTTTGATAGTTAAAAAATGTTCATTATCTATCAGTTCTATGCTAAACCCTTTAGGAGGGGTAACTGCATGAAAGGCTCTACGCATACGATCTGTATACATTATTGATCCATTGTTAAGACTTGCCAGGTGTCAGCCCAGTCAGCCTTTGTTTTGTGATTATTAAACTCTCTAGAGATTTCTCCACCCTCAAGGTAGATTCCTCCCCAGACTCCCCACTCTTTTCCAGATACAGCAACAGCAAAACATTTCTTTGCTACTGGACAACTTCTGCATAGTGCATCAACCATTAATCTAGTATCAACAACTTCTTCATAGTTATCAAAAAATATATTTGTATCAAGATCAAGACATGGAGCATCGTCTTTCCATAGATGCTGCTTCATTTTTACTCCTGATACTTACTTGGAATCTCCCAGCCATTACGAGAAGGACTAAAGGTTTTCTTAATATACCACTGATTGTTTATTCGAACACCATTGACGTCTGTTCTGCCAAGATTATTTTTCTTGAGTTCTAGAACATCCCACCCAGACCACTTAAGTTCTTGATACTTTTTTACAATGCGTTCCATTTTTTCTAAATCTTTTACTATCATAATTACTCCTTAATACCTGAAGATTCCAACTTCAACATTATTTAGTTCAGCCTTTGAAACTAACTTTGAAACCATTTCTTTTGGGTTACTTAAAAATACAAAGTAGTCCACATAACTTAAATTTTCTTCAACCCAAGACTCTGGAGATTTATAAAATTTAATCTTTAACCCTCTGGCTTTCATACCACGCTCTGATAAATTTGAAAACTCAGAAACAAAAGAATTAATTTTTGTAGGACCAACAGAATAAATAATAAACTCTTTATCATCTTGTTTTAGATTTGACAGGGCTACGCCCATAGATCTCAAAAAAACTTGATAATCATTAAAATCTTTTGTCCCCTGAACTACCACTATCATTTATATCCCTTTGCTCTAAGTTATCCAAGATGAATAACATGCGATCAATATCTTTTTTAGACATAGAATTGATATCTACTGGTCTTGCTGTATCTGGTACAACATTATCGTTTTCAGCATCTGCAACATAAAAAATATTATCAGATACCCAGTATGCTTGATTAGAAATAATCAAAACTTTTACCATGTCTTTATCTTTACGTTTTTTCAATTGTGAAGATACTTGATTGCTAACTGGCAACTCTTTAGAAAAAAACTTTTTCATTAAGTTATGCATGTCACTTTGACGATACAAGACTTTATCAAATTTTTTATATTTCTTTTTAGTTGTTATTCTAATTATAGACCAACTGGCTATCAATGTCAAGCCCACAACTAGAAATATCAACATTTACTTGACAGTCTTTATTTTCTTTGTAACAGTTTTTTGTTTTACAGGCTGCTCTTGAACAACTTCTGGTTGTCTAGGAGCATTCATTGCCTCAAGATGAACAGTCAGTTTTCTAACAGTATCAGACAATCTATTTACCTTTAACTGTCTTTCAAGAGACTGCAATTCTAGTTCAGCACATTTTTTATTATAAAACAATATTAACTCTTTTAACTCATTAATGTTTAACTCATCCATTTTTACCCCTTTCTAAAACTAAAAGCACTACCTTCCCAAACTTTTTCTGCCTTATTCTTTTCACGCTCAACTATGCTTCGGCTCCAGGTAAAACCAGCGTCTCCACCCCATGCATCCCACATAATTCTTCCATTTGATGGAAACTCTGGACCATCATAAAACCCTTTACCTTTTTTATCCACTTCATGACGAGAAAAAAATGAGTACATTCTTTTAACAGTATCGAGAGACATTGATGCACCATTAACTATATCTGTTGCCCTTCCCCAACCTACTGGAGTTCCAGCACCAGTTGCCTTTCCATCTTCTTTCCACTTTAAAGCACGACGGGCAGCAGCCTTCATGCCTGCATTAGGTGAGTATGTATCTGCCATTACTTATCCTTTTTTGGATGCTTAACTACATAGTCATCAAGAATAGATTTAACTGTACCGTTTTTATTCATGCGTACAATCTTTCCATCTTTGATCTGTGTTGCATTAAATGATCCTGATTTTTTCTTTGGCATTATTTAATAAACCCCTTTGGATCAAATGATCCATCCCAAATACTTTTTGTTGTAGATGGTGAGTCTGATTTATAAGTTCCACCACGTCTCTTGTATTCTTGAACAACCCAAGAGTTTGCAACTGCAGATGGATACACATCAAACTTATCTTTTGCTGCTTGAACAACTCTTGCATAAAGTTTTGGATTGGATGGTGTTGATCCACCTCTACGTGGCTCAATAATTTCGCTATAATTTGGCTTCTTTGCTTTTTCCATTTCATCTTCCATGTCTTCTGATTTGCCGACATAGACACAATTTGGAACCATGCGTCCATCCTTTTCTTTCATTCCACGCTGTTCATATCCAACCCAACAGGCCTTTGTCATATTGTCCCATTTATCCATATCTTCGTCATCTGAATGGTAAGACTTCATTGCTTCTGCCTGACAAACTGGACAATTTTCACAGTTTACATTTAATTCTTTGCATGTAGGACATCCACATCCTTCATATGCCTTATCTAATGATGATGAACTATTACAAGAGTGAGACTTACCAATTGATGAATCATACATGGCCATAGAAACCTCTGAATCCATGCCCTCTTCTTCCATTGAATGGTTTTCCATATCAATAACTTCAGCATCATTATGCATCATGCCAATGCTATATGCAGTTGGCTCCCAACCATCTTCTTCTTCTTTGTATATTCTTACAGACATTGCAGGATTTTCTGGAGGCATAGATTCAAGTGCATATTCTGATCCAGGGGTTCCCAATGTTCCACCCTCTGTCATGATATGTTCTACCATACCATGGATCATTCCCTCTTTTGTCATGCCCATAACAAAGTCACCTTCTTTAATGACATGCATAGACTTATCTACATTTCCTTCACTGCGATTAATTGCATAAATTTGTGCAGCGGCTTCTGCTCTTGTTGTATGGCATCCCATAACTTCTTTTGTACCCTGCTTTATTGCTGGGTATCCAGAACATCCGTATGAGCCCTTGGCCCCGATACTATATGGCATAGCAAACCTCCTAAAGTTGTACTTATATTATAACAGATGTTACCGCATTAGCAGTCTTTTAAGTTCATTTATAGACCAGTACTCTTCTTTGGTCAGTTTAGATAATTCCCTCTTGTCTGAAGCCTTTTCTGTAAGAGTGACAGTTGGATCTTCTTCAAACATGTCGATATTTATAAAGCCTTTTTCCCATAAATCAAGCATGCCTTTATTTACAAAGTTCATGTGTTCTTCGTATATCTCTGGCATAACGTCTTTCATTTTTTCTGTAACAGCATAAAGGAGTTCTTTATTATCAGAATCGAAGCCGACCACCTCTAAGGCACCCTTTAATATGAGTTCCTCTATTAGTTCATTTTCATCCATTGCCTATAAACTCCATGAACTGGCTCCTAGTCTTCGCACCATTCATACGCTTTACCTCTACACCATCTTGAATAAGAATATATGTTGGCACAGATTTAATACCAAAATGTTGTAACAATTCAATCTCAGTATCTGCATCAACAAATACAAAATCTATTAGACCATCTCTCATTAACTCTTCTGCAACTGGCTTTGTTCTTTGGCATGGATTGCACCAATCAGCAGTAAAATATAATATATGCTTCATTACTTACCAGACTTAGATCTCATCTTTGCAAGTGCTCCAAAGTCTTTCACCTTAGTGTCTCCAAGGTATCCCCAAGCATATCCATCATTAATCATCATATCATTAAGGGATACAGTTTTACCATCTACATATACCCAGCCTAAAATGCGACCATACTTTTCAGATGAATCCATCTTTTCAGTCTTAATAATAACAGACTTGGCATCTTTAAGAGCCTTCTTTAGGTACTCCTTGGCTTCTAGTCCTAGGGCCTTCTCAGCAAGATCCTTTGTACGAGACTCAGGGGTATCAATACCAGCCAGTCTTACACGGGATGCAAAAAGGATATCAAACCCTAAATCAATAAGAACATCAATGGTATCTCCATCTACTACATTCTCTACTTTTCTTACATAGTATTCATACATTATTTTCTCCCCCATTGTATATAATTCCAGCCACGCTCATGTGCGTAGTAGATAAATATTTTAACTACCGTTTCCCAAAACGCAATAGTCACAGAAAGGGCAGCGTTCTTTGTTATAACATAAGCAACAGCAACTGAGGAAAGTGTTCCCCATATTCGATAACTAAGTGCTTTTGCAAATGATCTAGCCTTGGTTACTGTCATCTTGGCCTCCCCATTTTCTATCAATAATATAAACCATAACTCCAGCAATTATAAGAGATATAGCGATAGCAATTAAGTTTTCCATTATCTAGATCCTATTCCTAACCCAGTTAATTCTTTTACTAATTCATGGATCTTATCTGAGTTTACATCAACATCTACATTAGAAATTAAAAAGTCTGTTGCGCCTAAATTAATAAGATTATCTAGTTGACTAACTATTTCATTCTTGTTTCCATACAACACCCTGTTTGTTTCAAGATCATTTAAGTTTTCTAAAAACTCTGGCTGTTCATCATCTAAAATGCATAAAGAAAGTCTAATAATAATTTTTTTATTTAAATTTAAACTATCTTTATTATTAATAAAGTCATTTAAACATATGATTAAGCCATCTCCAAAATCTTGAACATTTTGTATTGTTTGTTCTGATTTTCCAAAGAATAATATCTCTGGCTTAAAGTCATATTTGTCTAATTTAAAGTTTAAAAACCTTCTTGCAAAATCTCTTGACTTAAGTCTTCTTTCTTCTTTAGAGGTAACATCTCCAAAAAATCCTTCTGTTTCATCTTTTCCATTGGCTATTCCTACCATAATTCTGTCTGGAGATATTCTTTGAAATGAGTGGACCATCATTGCACAATAAACTGGATTCATTGAAAATGGTGCAACCGTTAAAGAATATTTAATTTTTTTGTTTGGATCAATGACATGTGCAATATTTATCCAATTATCTTCTTGAAATGCTTGACTAGTTAGGTTAATAGATTCATAACCATATTCTTCTAGTTTTTCGGACAACTCTTTAATTTCTTTAAAATCTTGAGTTATTCCCCTATCGGAGCACTTATACATCCAATGAAATTTATACATTATTATTCCGTTTTTGAATCATTTTTAATTAATTTATTTCTTTCATCAATAACAGTAATTGCAAATGACATTATTTTCTTATATCCATCTGCATTATTCATAATCTTGTTGTAGTGATGTCCACAAAACATTAAATCTCCAGATAATCCAGTTACCTTAACAAGTGCTTCTGATGCACATGAATCACATCGATCTGTTGCCTTTAGTATCCAGTTTGTTTCAATAAACTCTTCTGCAACTGTCATATTCATAGTATACCGTCACTTTCTGTTATCAGTGGAATAAAATCCACTACCGTTGAAAACTGCTCCTACATTAGAGTATACACGTTCCAGTGGTAGAATGCAAGTTTCACACTCATACCCTGGATCGTTTTCTTTAATAGAACGTTGTTTGATTACAGTACCCTGACAATTTCCAGTGCATTTGTATTCATAAACTGGCATTACTTTACCTGCTTTGCCTTACCGCCACTAGATGATTTCTTTACATTAGTCTTAGCAGATTTTTTGGCAGCATCTGGAGATGTAGCCTTGGCAGGTGTTGCTGCTAACTTATTTAGAAGTGGAGCATTTTCTTCACCAGCATAAACTGGACGGCCCCAACCAACTACGGCATTAAGAAGTTTCTTCTTATTATCTTTGACGTATCCACGAGTTTTTTCTACACACATTCCGCCATTGCGCTGGTCTCCCTTAGCAGTTCCTGAAGTGTTGCCTTCAATAACTTGGATAGTTCCATCCCCATTATTCTTAACACAGATACCAACATGTGAAATTCTATTTACACCATCATCTGGAAAATCAAAATAAATCCAGTCTCCTGGCATTGGATCATCATTGCGTGCATCTGACCAACGACCTTCCTTCTTAAACTGATCTGATGCTGCTACTGTTGAAGCAGACTTTGGAAACTTTGAAACTCCCGCTGTCATAGCGCACCAAGAAACAAAAGATTGGCACCAAGGTTGGAAGTTTACTTTCATCCATGCACCATACTTTGTTTCGTTATCTTTAGGACCTTCAATGGTTCCTAGTTCTTTCTTAGCAACCTCAATGATTGCTTCTACTGATCCTTTTGCTGACATTTTATTCTCCATATCTTTTATTTATAACTTTTTCTTTCCCACTCAGTATCACGATAACCATTTGCTTTTGGTTCACGATATTTCTTCATACCAATAAGATTTTCTTCATTAACCTGTTCTATTGTTAATAGTTCAGTTTCAGAGTCCCAATCTTCTCTTTTAAAAGGAATAATCTGCATAAAAGGCGTTCCCTTTTTTATAATTCCTGAAAAACCTACCTTTAAAAAAAATGGGATAAATCCTCTTACAGTTACCTTATCATTATCCATTATACCGCTTGTTGTCAAGAATGGCAACTCATATCTATTTAGTGGGCTTACATAAAGTCCGCTATATCCATCTGGTAACTTAACTCCCCATGCAGGATACCAGTGAAAATGGTTAGCATAATATCCATCTGGATTGTGAAAGTGTGCCATTGGACCTCTTTCACCAATAAAATCTTCAAACCTTTTATCTAAAACTCTTGATTTTGGAATGCCATCTTCTTCATAAAATTCAATGTCACAAGGTGTTACAAGACAATATCCAGCAGTCATTGCATCAAAAAATGGAAGACAGTTTTTAACAGTACTAATGTTTATTGGATTAGTCTCTTCTTGAATTTTTTCATCAATATATTTAGGAAAATCTTTATACCAAGCAGGAAGTGTTTTTATTATGGGCACTGGTGTATTTTCTTCTTCATATCTGCGTGGCGTGTAATTGATAAATTTTGCCACTTTACTTTTGTTCATCTTACCCCCCCACTAATTAGTAGAGCCTTTTTCCAACTTGCTCAGGTTGTCCCAGGTAGCGTCCTGAAAACTACTTCACTTTAATAGACTTTGGTTTCTTTTCTTCAGGAACAATTCTTACTAAATGGACATTTAACATACCATCTTTTAGTTCTGCAGAAGTTACTTCCATATATTCTCCCAATGCAAAAGATCTTACAAACTTTCTTCCTGCGATACCCTTGTGTAGCACCTCTGCATCTGTTACTTCAACAATTTCACCCTTGATAATTAGTGTTCCATTATCTACGGATACATCAATATCTGCCTTTGAAAAACCAGCAACAGCCAGTAAAATCTTGTATGTATCTTCATTTAGTTTGATAAGATCATAAGGCGGATATGATTGTGAGTTTCCTTTATGCACTGCATTTAATCGACCTAACTCTCTGTTAAAGCCAATAAAAAAAGGATCATTTAATAGATCCAGATATAAGTGATTTACCATTTTATTCCCCTTTCAAGCGAATAAGTTAATATACCCCCAATTGGCAGGTATATAACCATTATATCAAACTTTTTGAGCGAGTGACCAGAATCGAACTGGCACAACCAACTTGGAAGGATGGTGCACTACCATTATGCAACACTCGCCTTGCTGGGCTGGTAGGCCTCGATCCTACGACTTGCGAATTAACAGTTCGCCACTCTACCAACTGAGTTACAGCCCATTGACTATTACTTTAATATATCAACAAACCTGCTGGTTGTCAATACAAAAGTCTTTGCTTTAGTATTCCCACTAAGAACAATCATTTTTTCACTCGTTACTTTTTTTCTAAGCAGTTTAATTTTACTATAAGTAGAGTTGTAGTCCACTGTATAATTTTTTGCCCAAAATGCTGAAAATCCTGCTGTTGATGCTGAGGTACCAGTAATAGTTTTATTATTTATCTTATAAGTTCCTAGTACAAAAAAGTCAACATCTGGACTATAGTTTGTATATACTTCTATTTTATTTGATTTGTTGGTTGAGCCAACAGCAATTGCATCAGGCAAACATGCTGGAAAATTAATTTTTTTGTAATCTCCATCATTTCCAGATGCAAAGATAGAAGCAACATTTATGTTTTTTAGGTTTGCTATAGCCAAAGGAAGTTCTGAAGTAGACATACAGTGCCCAACCTTTGGATCTAAATCATGTATGCCAAAAGATCCAGAGACTACAACAATGTTATAGGCTTCCTTATTTTTATATACCCACTCTAAAGATTTAGAGATTGAACTTTCTGCAATACCAAGTTCTTCACCAGTATCAGTTGTTTCAAATGTTGAAATAAATATAAAGTTAATGTTTGGATTTATTTTATTTGCAACTTGAATCATTTGTGTTCCATGGCTTATCTTTTTTATATCATTGGATCTATTAGCAGAACCAATACCTATTTCAAAATTTTCCCCATTGTTACACCTAGATGCTTCAAGAATACACAACTCTTGGATAACTTTATTTTTTATTAAAAGATTGTCTACATTTAGGTAGTCATCAATTATGACCATTGTTTTAATTTCTTCAGCCTGGATTTGTTGAACTGGAGTTACAAATAAAATCATAACTGCCAAGATTGCTATTCTTTTCATTCTATTCCTTTATTTTAAATACTAGTTGGCAAGGATCTCCGCCATCTTCCCATTCTTTTTCTTCTTCTTCAGTCATATATGGATCACCATCGTGCGTATTACAGAATGGTTCAGTAATCCATCCACGTTCAATACCATTCTCAAGCCAAATCTCAAACTCATTAAAATCTGCTTCTTTGTCTTGTATATTTTTTAAAATTTCTTCAAATTCTTCACTCATACTATAAGTATATCCTTAAATAGTCACTACGTCAACTGGACCAGTGCACGCTGGGTTAAACTTAATTGCTGCACTGACTGCCTGTATTACTCTATTCCTAGCATTTTTTTGCTTATCTGTTGCATACAAAACACCGTATGCATATTCTGATCCAGAACCAATAGAAATGTAGGGCAGTGAGTACTTAGACAAAGACATGTCTCCAGAACTATGTTCATAAATTTCACCACGAATACCAATAATTAAACCAAGTTCACCTTCTTTAGATGTGTCAATCCAAAACTCATTGTAAAATTCACGAAGTTCTTTGATAAATTTAGTATGCATAAACTTATCTGTGTCTTTGATATTGGGTGCTGATGGTCTGAAGTTATGTCTGATTCTATCTCCATCCATTGACCCAGCATATCCAATTAAGTAAGGGCCAACCTTCCAAACCTTTGGTGATTCAAGTGAAAGGATAACTCCGTCATCTGATGCCCCACGATCTCCTGCCATATAAACTTTATCTTCATGGCGTAAAGCAACAATACAGGTCATGACAAAACCCCTCCCAAGTGTGTATATTTAAGTATACCATCACCTAGGAGGGGTGTCAATCAATCTAATATATAACTAATTAGCCTTTTTGTCTACTGACTTAAACGCATCATTGATTTCTGCCAATGTGAGTTTTCCATCGTCCAAAAAAGCCCTTGCCAGTCTTTCAATAACTGTGGCTACGCCTAATAGTCCTGCTAAGAATACAGCCTGCATAGTATCAATTCCTACTACTGCTCCTGCTCCCAAGACTGATAGTCCTGATGCTGCAAATACCGCAAGAATTCTCATCAAGATATTTGTTATTGCTTTTTGTGGGTGCTCTTTTTTTGGGGGTTCTACTATTTTTTTAACTGCCATTTTATTTTTCCTTTCGTAGTGGTATTGTGATTAGCCAGATTATTGTTGTTGCAAGGACTGCAATACCAACAATGTCTCTTGCTGATCCTGTCAAAGTTAGCCATGCGATAAAGAAGCCAAGGAGGGTGAATGCCTGTGCAATTAATTCCATTCCTGCGTCTTTAAACCATTTAACTAATCCTTTTAGCATTTTGCCTACCAGGTTGATGGCTTTATTGATTATTTTCATTTGTTCCTCCTTATTACTGATGCCGCAATTTGTGATGCAATGACCACTGGGACAATTACTTCTTGCGCTTTCTCTCTCTGATCATCTGTCATATCCATACCCAACTCAGAAAAATTGGATAGGAGTTCTGTAACATCCACTTCAAATACTGCTGCAAGTGGGTCTGCT